CTGCATCCATAACCAGGTCTTCACCACCAGCCTGTTTAAACGTGACACTGCTTTTTGTTTCTATTGCTCCAAGAACTGTCAATACACCACTACTACTAGCTTGTAATAAATTTGATGAACTTCCACCTACAGGTCTAAATGCCAATGACCTTACTGTTGCCTTACCATGCACTTCAAAATCAGAACTATTGTGAGCAGTTCCAACCTCTACCGTTGTTGTACTTAGGTACAACTGAGAGCCTACACCGTCTCCATCAAACATTCTCTTGAGCGATGTTTCAAGGCCCTGGTTTTGTGTTGCACTAGAAACTGTTAACAAGTCTTTGTATGTTGCTGCAGGTGTGCTGTTAAATAAACTTGCCATATCTATCTAGAATTTTTTATAGTTTGTGTTAGGATTAAACCACATTAGTAGAAATCCGTCATTAAAAGTTTTTGTGCTTTATTAAATTTTATTATTCTTTTTTCAAACTCATTTGGTGTTATTTGCCCATTATCCTTTAAATCTTGTAAATATTTTTTATACTTTAGTCGTTCAGCATCGGTATACAACTCTTTAGCCATATTTCTTTCAAATTCGTACAAAATTTGTTTACCGGAGTCTTTCTTAAATTCGCCATACAATTGCCTAATAAATGGTGCTTTGTCCCATTCTGCACTATAATTAACAGCATCCCTGGTCGTATTCAATAATCTGGCTACGCTCTTTCCTAAACCTCCTCCCATATACTCAACAATATATTGATAGGTTTCGGGACTAATATCACCATCAATTCCTAAAACTCCAGGACCCTTTTTAGTGCTTTTTATCGTTCCATCTGGATTGTATCTAATTTGACCACCTGTAGCTTTATATACAAAATATGCAAAATCTTTATAAGCATTCGGTGTTTTTTCCCAGGACTTTTGTATATCAGCTATATCTGGACCGTATGGTTTTGTTGGCATTTTAGGTCCACCATGAAAATCTTTATTTTCGCTTAACTCTATGATTGGGTCAGCAAAAGTAGGCGAAAGTGTAAGTAGTAAATCTCCGCTACCAATTGGGTTAAATGCATTATTACAAGCATTTAAAAATCTTAATATTTCTTTATCCATTTGGACAGCTTCTTGACTCATAGTTTTCCAGGCAATATCACCTGCAATATTTCCCATGACTTTAAAAACATTGTATCCATATGGAAGTCGCATTTTAAAATATTCTTTATCACGGCCATATCTGAATATGAAATAATTATCTTTTTCATAATTTAATTGTTTGTCATACTCATCATCGTCACTTGCCATGCGGTTGTAAAAAGCTTCCATAACTCCCATTGCTGCTAAACCTGCAACAATCTTCTGTGCCCTTTTAGAATTTTTAACAACACCTAACACTCTTACACTACCCTGAATACCTGCATTTGCGAAAAGATATAAAGTGTTTAATAGTTGACCATATTCACCCTTTCGATTGAAATTAACAGTGACGTTTTTTGCTCCACTAGCAGCCTCCTGTTCGCTATAACCCTGGTCAAGCATTGCTTTAAATAATGATAGACGTATAGCTGATTCTGTAGCTTCATTTAAGTTTTCTATAAAATTAAAAATAGATTTACCAGTATCTATAATACCCCTACCAGTACTTTCTACTCTATTTAAATCTTTTTCTAAATTACCTACCTTCTCTTCCAGGGTTGTATAGTCAAAAAATCCTGTAGTGCCCCCTGCTCTTCTTAATCTATTATACAGGTCACCCCATTCATTATTTAAATCATCATTTTGTAACAAATCATATACAGCCTTCCATGCCCTTTGTAGATTGGTTGGACTTAATGCCTGGACAAGAACTGCATCACCTTGCTCACTAGCTATATTAATACCTGCAGATTGTATATCTCTGGTAAAGTTTGTTACGATAAATTCGGGATTGGCAATAGTGTTTACATATCTTAAATATGTATTTAATTTTCCAAGCAATTTAAGACCTGAACCAGGTGAATGATTATTTAAACCATTTAAAGCTGATGCTATTGCAACACCTTCTTTACCCATGAAAATCAATCGTTTAACTTTGCCATCAACTTTTACAGTAATAGTATTTTTTTCATTTAATGGGTTACCTTCTTTGTCACGTCCCGATACTTCTGAATAATAATCTATTTCTCCATCCTTGTTGTAGTTTGGTTGATACGGTACGCCTTCTATATAGTAGGAATCACTAGGGTATGACTCCATCAGGTCTAACAGTCTTTTATTTACAAGGTTTTTTTCGGACCTTACTATAGCCTGATGATATTGTTCCAAGGCTCCAATAAATGGATTTCTAACCTTTCTTGCGGAACCAACAGCTTTATAATATTCCTTACCACGAATACTAAATTTATTTACGCCTTTCGCAGCATCATCTATGACAGATTCCTGGTTATCAAATACTCTAAATAAAGGTACATAGTTTTTATAATTACCTTCACTTTTTCGGTCCATAAATCTATTAAATGTTGCTTCATCAATTAGACCTGCTTCATATCGAATCTTAACATCACCATCTATAACTTCTTTTTGGAATTCCTTGACAAACCTTTTTAATGTTGATAAACCATACTTTTTATTTAAATCGGCTTTTATCTTAGCAGCTTGTTTTTTTGTGAGGCCACTACCATCCTCTTTTTCAGTTTTTATATTTCTTTCGTCAGCGTGTAAAGCGTGGAGATATAAACCAAATTCTTCTAGGGATATACCTGTTTCAGCGATTAACCTGGATACAAAGCTATCAGGGTTAGTGTGGTTAATCATTTTTTTATTAAAATCTTTTAGACGTTCTGAAACACGCCCAATAAATAATTCAGATGCTAGGAGAACATCCCTGGAATTCCTTATTCTAGCACCACCAAGTTGTTGTTCCGATATGTCTTTTTGCCATCGCATGACAGGACCAAGGCGGTCATGCAAAAGCCTAGCTACCGAAGCCTGAAAATCTTCTTCAGTAAGGGCAGTTTGTGATTTTATTTCGTAGGACCTGACTTCTGCAGCGAAATCAGGGTCGGGGATTAATTGTCTGGTTCGTTTTTGCTGTTCTGATTTTTTGGCGAGAGCTGATTCAATGATTCCATCGAGTTGTGGCCCATAATAATTGTCGAGGCGTTTTTGTAAACTGAGCTTGTGGGTTTTTTGAATCGCCTTTCGATACCGTTCACCACTATTGTTTTTCTTCCAGTTGTTTTTTGTTGCTTCATAACTACTTCCTATAAAATCTATAGAACCATCGGAATCTAAATCTATTCCTAGTTCTGTCCTAATTCTTTCTATTGCTGATTCTAAACCCGGTAAATAAGTATTTAAGTCTTTTTGTTCAATAAAAGTACCAACAACTAAAGATGGTATGCCGTCAACAATTTCATACACTGCACCAGGTGTAAAATCATTGTCCGTTTCCTCTCTTAATATTTTATATAACGCTTGTTGCATATCAGGGTCAGATAGCTTATCATCAGAATATGTTACACCTAAACCTTTTAGATTGGGTGCTCTGTTTATACGTCCTACTTCTTCTTGTTGAAATAAATAACCAATGCTATTCATTAAACCTTTTATAGCCTGATTGCTACCCCTGACATTAATTGCTCCATTTGGTGCAGCACCATCTTTCCAAAATCCGTAACCACCTACAGATACCTTATTTACTTTTAAACCTAATTCTTTTGCAAGTTCTGGTACTATACTTTTTGTAGCTTTGGACGTTAAATCAATTTGTTCTTGTCGAGACAACTCGGTAAATGCATCTCCGTACTTTGCAGCATAAGGACTAAACTTTCCAAATTTTAATTCAAATGCTAGTGTTGGTTTTTGCAATCCAAGTGCATCAGGTATTGATTGACCTTCAGATGTCTCAGACATTCTTGCAATTGCCGTCCATCCTATAGCTTGAACCTGGTGAGGTTTTAAGTTACCACCCATGTAACCCATATCATTTAATGAGTCAGTAAGGTCATTCATATACTTTAAAGCATACTCATATTGAGTGTCAGTTGGTGAAGAACTTTTAGAATCAAACCTTAATCTTTTAACCCTGTCTTTATCAATAGCAAGATTGCTAAGTATGTTTTTAATTGCTGCATCTACAAAACCTGCATCTCTAAATGTATGTCTATCAATAGCAACTGGTGCAAGGCCCCTTGCATCATCTTGCATTACAGTCCTGGTAGGTTTACCCAGTGCACTATCTAAAAAGTCATACAACTTAGCACCTGCACCTTTTTCTGTTTGTTGGTCTTGCAATACTTCTTTTATATTTTTTGCTACAGACTTAGTACCTGCTGACTTAAAGGATGGTAACTCTGCTTTTAATTGTTCCATTCCAAGAAATGTATTGGACAACGCTTGTTGAGGACTTGCTTGTACATTACCCAATAACCAGGCAACCATATAATTAACAGCATCAGCCTCTCCAAATTCCTCAACAAATGCAGGGTATGCATCCTCATACCAATTCATTGCAAGTCGTATCTCGCCTTCGTTTAAGGTACTCTCCACCTGACGAATCCAATCTTCTGGAGTTTTATCCCTTCCAAGAATTATTACACCACCATTCTCAAGTTCAAATTCAACTCGATTATTATTCTGCCTACCAACCAATGGTGTTTTTTCTCTACGAGCTACAGTAAGTCGCAATCTATCTGCTTTTGCTTTAGTGTTGGTTACTGGAGGATATAACCCTACCGCTTTATTAATTACATCTGGCTCAAGTTGAAAACTGCCAGATTCTGTTTGTGTAGATAATTTAGATTTCGTAGTTGGCTTTAAAGGTGGAGGTCTTATGTTTTCTGCTTGTAGTTCCATTTGACTTGCGATTTCCGCATCAACTGCAGTTGCAAATTCTTGATTAGCCTGGATTCCTTTATCTGAACCTTTTAATAATTCAAAAACACTGGTCCCATCGCTCATTTCACCAAATTTTTCTACAAATTCACTAGAAATGTCTTCTGGAACGTAAATTGCATCCTCAAATTTTTTGTCTAGTCCTTTAAAGCCTCCTATTGTGTATAGAATCGCATCAGAAAATAACTCGATGTTACCCTCGCCTGTATCAGAGAAACGGATTTCTAGGCCCATTTCTGAGGCTTTTTTTCTGACAGATTGCATCCAAATTTGGATTTTGTCGATTAAGGCTTTATCTTCGGCATTTTCTGAGTTTTGGAGTTTTTTGAATCTGGCTTCGATTGCTTCTTCGAGAATTGTGCTTCTATCCGCTGCACTGGTGAGTCGTATATTGCCTTCAGTATCTGTCTCCCCTTTAACTTTGACTGCATAGAATTTGTTTCCATTTTCATCCTCTCTTGATATTGGTATTTCATTTAAATCTATATCGTATCCACTTTCTAAAATTTCATCTCCAGATAACTCCCGACTTCCGGTTACATCTCGGTCATAGGAAATATTGAAATCATTGGCCTCATCATCTGTAATTTGCTTTGCCTGGGATTCTACTGTAATAGCTTCTTCTTTTGTAATTAATGGCTGAGTCTCTATTTGCTTTTGTGATTCTTTCAAACCTGCAACAATGTCTTGTGGCTTGGATAACTTGTCAATACCTACATCTACTGCAGCTCGTCCACCTTGTAACAGTAAAAATCCTTTAGCTGTTTGAAAAGTGGTTTCTTTTAATTCTTTTAAAAATTGGTCAATAGTCTTTTGAGGTATATCTGCATCCTGCATTGCAACCGTTAACTCTTCAGCTATGGTAGTGGTAATTAACTGCAAATCTTCCTGGACAATTTGAGTAGCATAATCTGGGCCATATTTAGCTATTAATTTTGGTATATATTTAGCGACTTCACTGCTTACCTTATTGTTAAATTTATTTTGTAATGATTTTGGTATGAGTTTTGTTACTTGCAATCTTTCTAAAAAAGCATATGGTATACCTGCAAGAGTACCAACAAAACCGGCAGTCATAGGGTCAACCCCTCTTTCTACAAGATTTCTCATAACCATACCTGAACCTTGCTGTGCCCAAAATATTGTAGAGCCTGTCATAAATCCTAACCCGGCTGCTGCAGGTACAGTAAATACTTCTTCTGCAAACATTGGTGCTACTGTCATTCCTGCTGCTGCAGCTCCTGTAGCACCTGCTACTGCTCCCTTACCACCTTCCTCAAATCCAAGTGCAAGACTACCTGCAACGTCACCAGTCGCTAATAATATATCTTCAAGAAAATTATCTGCCTCTACTGGGTCGTACTGAGACCTTTCTTCAAATTCCTCTATAATTTCTAAAACGTCATCTAGGGGCGGTGCTCCTGGAAATTCGTTTGCAGATAAATAATATAACTGGTCTAATTTTGAATTACGCCTTGCACGACTAAATCGTTCTCTAAATTTTGCAAATGTGCCTCTATCTCTTTTTGGAGGACCAATAAATTCTTTTCCCTGGCCTTTGATATCTGGCATAGTATTTTTTAAGGACTCAGCCTCAGAAGATTCTATTTCCATAGCATCAAAAATTCTAGAATTGTCATAACCCTGTTTTCTAAGCCTGGCAATAGTAGATAATTGTTTAGGGTTTCCAAACTTATCTTCTGGCTCTACTGGTCCAGTTTCACCACTATTAATAATTGTATCTACTAACGTATCACCTACTACAGTAGTTGTAGGTATTTCTGATTCTACTTCTTCTTGTAGATGTACAGGATTGTTAAGGTAAAACTCTTGTGCTTTTTTTATCCAACTCATGGTTATGGTGCAAAACCTCTTCTTCTTGCATCTTCATTTAATACTCTAGATAATTCACGTTCTAAACCAGTTTTTCTAAAATAATCTTGAGCTTCTTCAAAGGTCTCAAACTTGTTGACAGTTTCTTTAATTAATTTTCTTATTAAAGCATTATTTTGTAATTCTATAGTTTTTACCTTCCTATCGTACTGCATATTTGCAGCTCTTCTTATGGGTTCTATTGCTTCATTAAATTCTCTTTCTTCCCTATCGTAATCTTCCTGGCTTCCTTTACCTAAACTTTCTCTATTAATTCTTGGGTTACCGAAAAGTAATTTTTCTCCTTTTAGTTTCTCTTCAGCTTTCCTAATAGTTTCATCTCTGTCAAATTCAGCTTGTTCTATATCTATCTCACCTTGTTGAACGGAATCAAAATATTCATCAGCAGTTTGGTCTGGGTTAATTTTTGCTTTAGCTTGTAATATTTTTTGCTGTTCTTTTGTTCTGGCTAATTCTGCTTTATCCTCCGCAAGTCTTATTTGTCTCTTTTGCTTTTCAATTGCTTGAGTCTCAGCATCTTGTCGATTCATTTCACGTTGTCTATTTACATAATCTAGACGGCTCATCATCTTTTGCTGTGCTTCATTTCTGGCATCTTGTTTCTTAACCAAAGCATTTTGAGGATTCTTAGACCTTCTAGCTTCTAGTAATGCATCTACTTGCTTTTTTTGACTTGGGGATAGCCGATTGTACTTTTCCTGGGCACGTTTTTTTCTATCTGAAGGTTGACCAATATCTGATTTAATAAATTCAGAACCTCTTCTATCTGAAATTTCATAAGGAACTTCTTGGGTCCTAGTAGCTTTTTTTAGTGCATCTAAATAACTCATATTTCTATCCTTTATTAACCACCAAGTAAATCATCTACTAATGATTCTGGGTCAAATTCACCACCGTAATCCAGACCTGCCAGTATATCTAATCCTTCATCCCTTCTCCGCATTCTCATTAAAGCATCCTGATATTTTGTATCTTCAATTCCTTGACCAATTGCTGCTGCATTTGCAGATGCCCTTAGTTGACTTTCCTTATTCATTTCTGCTATTTTCCTAGCAGTCCTGGCTATTTGCAATGTGGTCTGCCCACCTTCTTTTAATAGCTGTTGTGCTACTACGCCACTGTTTTCTATTCCCTGCCTTACAGCATTTCCCCTAATAGCACTACGAGTATTTTGGCTGGATTGTTGTATATCTGCACCAATTTCATTTTTAACATCCTGGCCATACAAACCATCTTTGCTAACTTGCCTCAGTTTATTTAAATAGCTGGTTGTTTCGTTACTAACTTTTCTACCTGGCACATCACCAAATAACTTTCGACCACCTCCAACTGCTTTTATTATAGTTGGTGCTGCCATTTGCAATCCTTTTAAAAGTGCACTCATTTTTTACCCTACCTTTGTACCTGTAAATTTGAAAAAGTTACCATCCTTATCTTTAAAATATATCCTTGACTCATCACTAGTTGGAGTAGATGGACCCTCCTGACCTTTCTTTAGTGTTGTAAATACAAACTCTCCTGGCTTTACATCTGATGCATTTACCACACCATTTGCAATTCTTGTTTTCATTCCTCTACGCTTGACATTGCTTGCTAATTGTGATGCATTTTTATCAACGTCAAGTGATGCAAATTTTATTCTACTCATCTGTTTCTATCTCTACTTTGTTTATTTTTACGTCTGCACTTGTTGTTGCAGATATTTTTAATGCTATAGACTTGGCTCTAATACCAGTGGGCCTAATACTGACTAAATAATTTTTAGAAGAATTGTTAGCAGGGAAGGTTAACGTACCCCTAACTGTCGTATCGTCACCATTGGTATACACCTTACAGGTAAGTGCTGAAGATGATTCATAATTAAGGTTTACTCTTCTAACAATAGTATTAACATCCATTTTAGTAACATTTGTAAATCCAGTCTCATATACAATATCCATACTTTCACTAGACCCTGACTGATGTATAGAATGAATTACACAATTAGTAGCATCACCAGGATTATCTGGAGTTGTTTGCGAAAATCCAAACACATCTAACGTGTCATTAATACTGTAAAAGTCAGATGGTAACGAAGAAAATTTTATAGTGGACCAACCATTCGATATAAGGTCATAAGCATATATTGTAGTGGTTGCATTTCCAAATCTGCACAATAAACGATTTCTCTTTACATCATACATTAGCCTACTATTTTGTTTGTTGGTACTAGCCTGGTACACGTCCTTTATGGCTTCTGATATAGGAGTAAATCTGAAATCTGGGCTAATCTGATATACGGCATCGTTACTGTAGAAGAATAAGTTATCTTTAACATTCACAACACCCTTCTCCGCAACACACCCAATATTCTTTTCAGACTCCATTAACTGCCAGCTAGATGGGTCACCGATAGAGTTAACATCTAATCTAAATGTACCTCTAGACATAAACACAACTAAGGAATCCAACATCTTGTTTAAGGCCATCATCCGACCACCCTGTTGGTCTTTTATTTGTATATAGTTTACTACTGGTAATATATCTGGCATACCTGGCTCACTATAGACTATCCAATCTGGGTGGTCCTCTCCATCAACTCCAGGGTCAAGCTTTACATTGCCAACAAATAGTCTATCATTTAGCATCTGGCTATATTTATAATGGACCCTTACTTTGGCATCATCTACAAATGGTTGTTGTGCTCCGCTAGTAAATCCCAAATCATAAAAATGGTATGTTGCTGTATTGTTTGCAAATTCTTCAATATAACTTTTAAAAATTTGAACTGCATCACTACCAAACCCTGAAGTAGGATTGTTTATCTTAACAGCTTTGCCTAATGTATCTTCAATTACATAATGATTATTACCCTTTTTAAGGAACCCACCATTATATTGACCTACACTAAATAAATCATTATTGGATTGTGTATGGAAGACTACTTGGTTTGCATGGCAGGAACCTATTCCTATTACTGTAGTCTTATCTATAATTTCATTTGCACTTTGCCCTTCATCATTTACAATGACCATTCTTACAATTTTTATTTCCTCATTAAAAAACTCTACTGTAGTATTGCTAGTAACTCCTACCCTTTCAATAACACCGTTACTAAGTAATGTTGTAAAATCGCTATTTGTAGCAGGGGCATTGGTTGTAGTAACACCGTTGAGAGCCACACCACCATACAGGTTAATTCCTTCATCTAAAATATCAGATGCGGTAGTTGTAGATGTTTTTACTGCTAAATACTTTACTATCACATCCCTTGTTGGACTTTCACTAAAACCTGTACCAAAGTTTGTAAATATTCCATTACCAGTTGTCATACTAGATGCTCTATCTATTAAA